GGTCGAGCTTGACCGCCGCGGCCGCCATGCCGTAGTGGTAGCCGGCGTTGATCGAGATCGCGAGCAGGGCGGCCTGGAGATTCAGCACGATCTGGTACTCACTCGGTTCCGCTGGCACTGTTCTGGATCCCCGCGAACTCGAACTCGTGGTAGAAGTTTTTCTCGAACGTGTCCCAAAACTGCGCCACGCCGCGGTCGCGGTACTTGATGAAGATGTGCCCGAGCGACGGGCCCATCAGCTCATAGATTGGCAGCCGAGGCTTCTTGACGCGCTGGAAGACGCCGACGTGGCCACTCTTCATCGTCGCGATGAAGGCATTCGGGTAGCGCCCGGCGCCCAGCGGATTCTTCGCCGTGACGCCGCCCTGCCGCGTCCACTTGGCGCCGAAGTCATACAGCGGGATCTTCTTGAGGCTCGAGGAGAGCCGAGCGACTGGCTGCTGCAGCGAGGCCGGGTAGAGCGGCACCTTCTCGCGCACCACCGAGATCTTCAGCCCAGTATCCGTCGCCATCGCGCGCGCCATCACGCCCCGCGCGCTCGTGAGCCCGCGGTTGACGGAGCGGACCATCGCCACGTTGACCTGATGCGGCTTGTCCGTCAGGTCGGCGATGATCGCGGTGTTCGCGCTGACGTCAATCTGCATCTAGGCCACCCGTACCACGAGCACGCGCCAGCAATCCGTCTCCACCGTGCGATCGAACCCGTCCGCCTTCCACGACAGCACGTCTCCGCCGTCGTACTCCGCCGCCGCAATCGCCAAGCCCCGGGGCACCTCCGCGATCGCCGACCGCGGAATCGACAACACCTTGCGCGGGTCGCGCTTGAGGAAGTCCGATCCGTACGGCTGCGGTTCCGGCAGGGGCGAGCTCCAGATCCCCGTCGTCACGACGGGAGCCGTCAGATCGAGCGGCGTGAGGGTGACCGGCACCCCGAAAGCCTCGAGTGCCGGTCCCAGCGACGGCCGCAGATCCAGAGCCACCTGGCCGCCGCCTTAGCTCTTGGTCAGCTTGATGACCGCGCGCGGCCGCAGGCAGAGCGAGATCGGATTGCTCTGCACTTCGAGCGCCCGGTACTTGTTGAACCCGCCGGGGTCCGGCGCCTGCTTCGCGTAGAACGGGAGGCCCATCGTGTTGACGGTCTCCTCGTAATCCGCCGGCGCGAAGCGCGTGACGAACAGCCCGGCCACTTCGGGCACGAGCCACGCCTGGTCGTCGTCGACGAAGTTGACGGCCGAGCCGCCCGCCTGCGGCGTGACGGAGCCGCGGTACTCTTCCCAGGCGACGTCGCCGTAGACGAAGCCCTTGCGGAGGTCGCCCTGCAGCGTCTGGCCCTGCTGGTACTTGAACGCCTCCGCGACCGTCGCGTGGTCGATGAGGGCGTCGAACCAGTTCTTGCCGCAGAAGCCGCGCCAGCCGGTGATCACCGCGCCGCCGAGCTCGACCTCCGCCAGGCGCTTCGCCACGACAATGCGCGCGCGCACCTTGGTGGTGCTGGTCGCGAACGCGATGTCGGACGTCTGCTGCGAGACACCGAACTCCGTGAACAGGTTGTAGATCGTCGTCCCGTCCGCGTCGAGGATCACGCCCTGGATGGCGCCCATCCGGTGATACTCCTGCGTCACCAGGATGTTGTCCTGCATGTCGCCGTTGCGCTCGTTGACCATGTCCTGAATGGTCTGGACCGCCGACTCCGAACCGAACGCGCGAATGTTCTGGATTGAATCGGCCAGGATGGTCCCTGACTGCTGCAGGTGTGGGATGCGGAACGCCCGCGCGGTGCGGAGGTTCGCGCCCACGCTCTGACTGGGTCCGCCGCGCGCGGTCGTCTGCACCAGCCGCAGCTGGCCCGACTTCTCTTCGACGAAGAGCGTGGTCGTCGGGATGCCCCGCGCCTGGAAGATGCCCAGTTCGCCGAGACGACCCGGCTTGTAGTCGCGCTTGTTGATGGCATCGGTCAACGATGTCATCGAGAAGGCGTCGGAATTGAAGACGTCGAGTGTCGGCATAAAGGCGCTCTCCTAAGACTCCGTTGATTCGATTCGTGACCCGTGACTCGTGAAGCCCGCCCTAGATGGCGCGGATGCCCATCGCGGCCAGTTCCTTGTACGCTGACTCCTTCTCCGCGGCGGAGATGGCCGTCGCCCAGGACAGCGCCGGCTTGGCGATGATCGCGTGTGCGTCGACGACGACGCCCGCCGTGTCGGCCGACGTCGCATTGACGGCCGCGAACAGGATGCCGGCCACCTTGTTCCGCCCGTCGAACGTGGTCGGATCCCACGCGACGGCCTTGCCGCCGCTGAGCTGATTGAACACGCAGATGTCGAAGAAGTTGTTCGCGATGTAGTCGGTCGCGTCCGAGATCGTGAAGTTGATCTGGCGGCTCGTGAACGACGCGGTGGAGCCAGCGGCCGACCAGACGAATCGCCCACCGACGGCGGTGCCGTCCGGCCCGATGACGGTCATGTCGCCGCCATTGGCGACCACGACGTCATTGTTGACCTTGTAGCGGCCCGGCTTCGCGTCCGGCCCGAGCGACAGCGCCGACAGGACGCCGGTGCCCGTGCCGCCGATGACGGTCGGCACGGTCGTCGAGACCACGAAGGTGAAGACGTCGCCGACGATGTAGTCGGTCGCGCCGTCCGCGATGGTGAAGTTGATCTCGCGTGACGTGTACGCCACCGCCACGGTCGCGGCCGGCAGCAGCTTGCCCGCTGGATTGGTCACGGAGAACGTCCCGGCGTTCGCGGCGGCCGCGGTGCAGGTCACCACGTAGTTCCCGACGAGCACGTCGGGGCCGGGGAAGACCAAGCTGACGGTGCCGTTGCCCGTGCCGACGACCGTGGGAATCGAGATGCGCCCGATGCCCAGCTTGACGCGGCCGACGACGGCGCCGGCGTTGAGGTTCTGCCCCGACAGCACGGTCAAGGCCGTGCGGCCGATCGAACCCAGCATTTCCTGAATGATGAAGTTGCCAGCGTGCTGCGTTTCGCTCAGTGACATGGCGGTCTACCTCTTGTTGAAGTTCCTGTAAATGGCCGTGCGATCGATCGCGCGGACGCCCTTGCTGCCGTGGTCGGGGTTCAACGATCCGTCGATAGAAATCGCGTCGAGCTTGGCGGTCACCTTCGTCAGGGCCGCGCGGACGCCCTCGACCGTCATCCCACCCGCGATGAAGTCCGCGGCCAGGTCGGCGTGCTTCGCGGTCGCGCAGAGACCGGTGATGGCGGACACACGCGCCTCGGCGGCGACCCGCGCCGTCTCGGCCGCGGCAGCGACGCGCGCGCGCTCGCCCTTCACCTCGGCGATCTTCGCGGTGACCTGCTCCAGCGTCGCGTGGGCGGTGACGAGCTCTTCCGCCTGCTCGAGACAGCCGGCCGCCTTGCACGCCTTCAGCACCTCGGCCGCGCTCGCGGCCACCGGCGCCGGCGCGGCCTTGGCGACGAGCGCCTCGACGCGGGCCTTGAACTGGTCGGGGACCTTCAGGGACGAGACGGCCATCGGCGTGAGCAGCGCCGCCGCCTGCAGCCCCTCGACCTTGTCGGTCGCGAAGCCGTGCGCGATTGCCTCGTCGGCGGACATCCAGGTCTCCGCCTCGATGAGCGCCGCGATCGCTTCGGGCGTCTCGGTCGAGTGCCACTGGTACGTCGCCACGATGGTGTTCTGGACCGCGTCGAGCGTCTCGGCGGCCTTGCGCATGTCGCCCGCGTTGCCCATTGCGAGGCTCCAGGGCGCATGAATCATCATCAGCGCGTTGTCGGCCATCGTGACGGTCTTGCCGGCCATCGCGATGATCGAGGCCGCGCTCGCGGCCAGGCCGTCCACGATCGTCTCGACCGTGCGGCCCTTCGTGCGCTGCTGGTCGCGCAGGGCATTGGCAATCGTGAGCGCCGCGAAGACGTCTCCGCCAGGTGAGTTGATGCGGACTCTGATCGTCTTGACGGAGGCGTCGAGCTTCGAGAGCTGCTCGAGGAACCCCTTGGCGGTCAGGGTCGCCTTCATGCCGTAGTACTCGTTGATGAGCTCGTCGATCCAATCGCCGATGATGTCGATGACGTGGATCTCGACGACGGACGCATCGTCGGCGACGTTCTGAAAGCGGAACCAGTTGAGTGGTGTCACGCGGCGGCTCCTTGGGCGGGGGTATTCCCCGCGAGGTCGTTCGGATTCGCCGACGCGCCGGCCTGCTTCGCCTTCAGGTCATAGCGGGCATCGGAGTCGTACTTCAGGCCCGCGTCGTCCGCGCGCTGGTTGTCGGAAGCCTGCCCGGCATCGATGACTTCCGCGTCGTCGCCACGGTCGCTCACGGCGTTGGACCGGGTGTCGAGCCCGGCGCGGATTTCCGCGACGATCGCTTCCACGTCCTGCACCGGGT